TTATGAATAAATACTCATCAAGAATTAAGCAAACACAGACTGCACTGCAAGTTGCAGCAATGATTTTGGCAGGCGGTTAATCAACCTCTCCATAATGAAAACTGCTTACCCTTTGTTGCCAAAAAAATAGTTTCACCTATACATTTCCCGCACAACTAACCCAACAACACTCACTTGTTAAAAATATTCAATTATTTTCATTCCCCATGTTAAAACTTAAATAAAGTACGTTATACTATAAACATGAAAGCAAAGAAGCTCTCATCAAAACAACAAAAAGGATTAATAACATGAACGCAAAAAACATCTCATCAGTAACCACTTTTGAAGCCGACCTGAAAGTCATACACAAAAAGATAGGTGGTGAAAACCTGGCAAAAGTCATTAGCCATATAGCTAAAACGCATGAAGTTGTCAGATTAAAAGGCAAGGGCAACATTGACAACAGAACGCACGCCATCAGTATCAAATCTTCGTACTACAAATCGCTTGTTGCTAAAGCACTGGGCCACAATGAGCACTCGGCAACACTGTCAACTGGCTCAGGTGCTCATGCGTACAACATCATTTACAACAAAGCTGTGTACAAAGACGTTGAGAACCAAATTTCAAATCTTGCTAAATGCATGACTATGTAACATCCAAGATGTCCGGCCATCCAGCCGGATTTCTTTCGCCCTCCCAACTGTTGAACTTGTACACGCTTTTCTTTCTGCCTGCGCCCGGCTCCTGCTTCAATCTATCCCCGCTGTCAATTGTTTTTATAAAATATTTTTGATAACATATGTGTATTAGCATACAAAACGTTGCGATACTAAATGATCAAGAATTTCAAAATTTACACTGATTTGAATGATGACAAGACATACGCATATTGCACGTATGATCTCTTGAGAAATCGCAAGCTGCATAAAGAAAGCTTCCGGATTGACATTCTGTACACAGATAAAGATACGGAGCCTGATTATTTCAAGCCGAACATACCGGTTTATGACCTTCATCTGACCCAGACCATCACATCGAAGCGACACGACACCGACATTCATCCCGATCAGGCCGTCTTCAGCTATGTTTCTTACGGCTACGATCAGCACACGATTCTCGAATTCATCGGCGATAGCCCCGAGCACCGCGATTTCTTAACCCAGGTAGGCATCCACGACTGACTCAAGCCCTGGAGGCCGGGCTAAGGCCTCCGAAATCCACCAATAACAATAAAAAAGGATAAACCATGCGCTACCACCTCTTTGCTCTACCCTTCCTCCTTCCTCTGGCAGCCCAGGCAGTCGAAACCCCCGTAGACGACTTTGTTCGCTCATCTGTAGGGCTCTGCGACGCCCGTATCGAAGCATCACAGCACACATTCAATCTATTCGACCGTGGCCTCTTCCTCGCCATAGAGCAGCGTATTTCTGAGCATGACGAGTACGCAAAATTGATGGGCAAAGCCAGAAACGTCGCTGGAAAAAGCTACGCAGCACGTAATCAGTATTTACTCGAACAGTTTTCAGACTGCGTAGAAGAAAGAACCAAAGTTGCGATCAACATCATCAGAAAATAGCCAGATTTTCAGATAAGTCAGCTAAATATCTGCTTAATTAATCAATGGTTATGCAGATATTTAGTCTTGCCTCGTCACTCCCATAAACATTGCCGTTACGTTTAGATCAGCACATCAATCTGTTCTATCCTTTCTCTTCTTAGCTGGAGGAGGAGAACATGATGAGCAACGAAATCACGACTGAAGAGCTTGATCTGCACCCTAAAGCCGCGCTGAAAGCATCCCAGGAAGCCCCGGTATTCGTCACAGAAGGCGGCAAGCCTGCGTTTGTGCTGATCTCTCAAGCTCACTACCAGCAGCTCATCATCAAGCCCGGCAGCATCGTTGACGCCCTATCCTTGCCGCCCACATCTCCTGACGCTAAGTTCAATGCCCCCAAGGCAAACATTGTTGCCAAACCTATTGACACCAAATAACAAATTTTTGCTTTCAATTACAGTTTTTTGTAGCTGAATGACAATTTCACCGTGCGTTTTGTTGCCAAATAACCCGCAATTGACTTTGCAATTTATATCGCTAGATTTTCGGCATCTTCTGACCTGGATGCCTCAAGTGATTGATCTTAAATTCAACTTCGAAGCTGTTAAGAAATTTGTAGAAGAGAGCTTTCCTCCAGTTGCTCATGCCGGTGGTGTTGCTAGATTCGCTGAGAACGATGAGAAGACTGTTGCTTCCGTTCTTGAGCTTCGGGAGTATGCTGAGACAGCCGTGGAGCTTGATCCAAAGCTTCTCAAAGAAGGTGTTGTTTCGTTTTGCTTTGAACATGCGACTGTCGATAATGACTTCTACATTGATCGCCTCGCTTTTCCTTTTCCATCTTTCTCAATCTATTTCACTCTTCGAAATGAGCGAGGCGACATCGCTACGCTTGAAGATGAAGAGAAATGTGGATGGTGCGGAAACATCGATGTTGACGACATTTACCAGACATATCACGCCTATTGCTTCAAAGTGAACGGAGCACGTTGCATCAAACTCGCCCAAAGCACTTCTTTGTATCAAGTCAATGGGGTTCCGAGCGCTAGTCATATCGAAGATATTGCTCTCAGTATTTTGACTGAGAACAAGCAACTTCTCGCTTTGTATGACATTCTGCCGGATATTGTTATTTTCGATAATATCTTTATCAAATAACATATAAGCCATATAATTATCTTTGCCAAGGATGGCGGGGATAATTATGACGTTACCAGTTGAAATCACTTCTGCACAAAGAACTTTAATCGCTGAGCTTGCCGGCTACGGATTAACGTGGGATCAGATTGCATCTGTTCTCAAGCTCAATAAGCGTACTCTTCAAAGACACTGCCAAGAAGACTATGACAATGGCAAAAACGTAGCTATTGGCATGGCTGCTGGGCAGCTCTATAAGAAAGTGATGGCTGGGCATCCGGCTTCGATCTTCTTCTATCTGAAGACGCAGGCTGGTTGGAAAGAAACGAACAAGACTGAGCTGACCGGCGAAAATGGCGATGCGATCAAGACCGAGGGTGCGGTAGAACTTTCAGAAGCCCAGTTGGCAGCGATCACGACAGCGCTTCTAAAGGAATACTGCTAAGTGTCTGCTGCGTTAAACAGTCAGGCAGCCCTGGCGGTCAGAGCTATTACGAAGCATCTCTGCGAAACAAGCTTCATATTTTTTGTCTGCTACTTCTTCCGGAAGCGCGAAGGCAAAAAATTCATTCTAGCGGAACATCACTACGAGATTGTTCGCTACCTGATGTCCTGCACGACATCCGAGATCGTGCGCCTCATCGTCAACATGCCACCCAGGTACGGCAAGACAGAGCTGATCGTGATCATGTTCATAGCGTGGTCTATTGCGGTCAACCCACGTGCCAAATTCATTCATCTCAGCTACTCGGACGAATTGGCACTCGATAACAGCTCGAAAGTGAAGGAGATCATCATCTCTGATGAGTTCCAAGAGCTATGGCCAGAGGTAAAGCTCAAAGACGACGCGAAATCGAAGAAGAAGTGGTACACGACCGCAGGCGGTGGTGTGTATGCCACGTCCTCAGGCGGTGCCGTCACTGGTTTTGGTGCTGGGTCTACCTCTGCCGAGACTGCCGAGGGTGACGAAGATAAATCGCACCTTGAAGAGCTGAAGGCCCTTGGCATTGAGCTGGAGTGGGTCAACGAGGCCGCTGATGACGGCAAGTTCTACGGCGCAATCATTGTCGATGACCCGATTAAGCCCGCTGACGCTGAATCTGCGGCGCTTAGGAAGACCATCAATGGCCGCATGGTCAACACGATCGGCAGCCGCGTAAACAGCCGCAAAACGCCCATCATCGTGGTTATGCAGCGCCTGCATGAGGAAGACACCACCGGGTTCTTGTTGGGCGGTGCTACGGGCGAGAAATGGACCCACCTTGAACTGCCGGCGCTGCGTGAAAACGAAGACGGTGAGCTGGTTGCTCTGTGGCCTTTCAAGCACACCGTCGCCGAGCTGGTGGTCATGCGGGATGCCGCGCCGTACATGTTCTCCGGCCAGTACCAGCAGCGCCCCACCCCCGAAACTGGCGGCATGATCGAGCTTGGGTGGTTCCAGCGTTACCGCGAGGCTCCCGTCGATTTCGACCAGATCGTCATCAGTTGCGACACTGCATACAAGGAGGCCCAGCAGAACGACCCATCAGTAGCCATCGTCCTGGGCAAGTACCGGAAGCGCTGGTACATCCTCGACGTGTGGCGTAAGCGGGTGACATACCCGAACCTCAAACGCACCGTATTCGCTCTCTGCGAGCTTCATGGGCCTGTTGCAGTTCTCGTTGAAGACAAAGCCTCCGGCCAGTCGCTGATTCAAGACATGCGCGAGGAAGGCTTGCCGGTGATTCGTATCGAGCCCGAGGCAGGCAAGGTCATCCGCATGTCCTCCCAAGCTCCGCTGCTTGAAGCTGGGCTGGTGTGGCTGCCGGAGTCGGCCGCATGGATGTACGACTTCGAGCAAGAGATGATCAACTTCCCGTTAGTCAAGCATGACGACCAAGTTGACGCCCTTTCCCAGTTTCTGAAGTGGTCTCGTAAAGCTATTACTTTCGAACAAGACATTGTTATAGAGCTGCCTGAAACAGCTGATTATTACGATGATGATGACTATTAGCCTTCGAAAATACCTGACAAATAAAATAGTTTTACCTATACATCTTCCGCCGCACCTTACTTGCGCATTTATTTTACAATTATTTTTATTTCCCGTGTTTAAACTCAATTAAAGTACGTTATACTATAAATATAAACAAACAACAAAGGAAGCAATCATGGAAATCACTGCAAGAGAAGAAGGAAAATCACTGCTTATATCCTTCCCATTCGATCTAAAAGACGCTTTTAAAGAGATCTTCAAGACAGCTAAATGGGACTCAGATAGAAAGCGCTGGGTAGTCAGTAATTCGAAGATTAATCACAACAAGCTAGATGTATTTAAAGAGAAGGCAGAGCCTGCCCTTTCTGCCTTGAAAGCCATTGAAGAGCAAGAGGCTACTGATACAGAGCTTGCAAATCTGGAATCCAGGCTGGCTGAGATCGAATCCAAAACCAGAGCGGCACTTGTTGCAAAGCAAGAATATCAGGCAAAAATCGATAAGATTGCTGAGATTAAGGCTAAAATTGAGCAAGCCACACCAGGTCTTGTTGATGCTCAGAAACAAGCTGCTGAAGCACAAGAGGTAGTAAAGAAAACTATTGAAGCTCAGGTCAAGAAATATGACATTGATGCGCTGATTGGTAGACTTATCTACATCAGAAAGCAGTACACACTATCTGAGCATCGCAGGAAATTTGGCTCAATTCAGGGTGAATTGATTGCTGCCCATGAGAATATTCTTAGTGAAACAGGAATCGACCTGAAGGCCCTGCGTGAGCTTTACGACGAGGACTATCGCAAGACAAATCCGCAGGCGCTTTTCTATATAGCACGTGAGCTTCACTCAAACTACGATGTTGTAGACCCTTCGGATATTGATGCGGACGAATAACTGGGTACTATCATAAAATATTTACTTTACTCTTTAATAATTGGATAATACGCAAATATTAGAGAGTGAACGTAATGTCTAAATACATCAGCAGCTTCAGGAGAGGTGATACAAAGCAAATCACGGTAAGTCGGAGCGGCAAAGACAGCTCCGGCAGCCCTGTGCCAGTTCCATTCCTCCCTGGCTCCACGCTGACTCTCTCGCTCAAGTCCGACATCGACCAGGCCGTCCCCACGCTTCAGCTCGTCCACCCTGTGGGCTCAGGCCCTCTCGATGACCTGGATGGCGGCATCTGCATCCTTTCGTTGCCTTCAACTCAAACCAGCGCCCTGGAGCCCGGCAAATACTACTGGGACATCCAGCTCGTCGAGGACACGCCATTCGGTTTGGCAACAACGACCCTAGCGCCTCCTCCAACAGACTGGAAAGACAGGATTGATGTGGTGGCGGATGTGACGGTTTGAGCGCAATAGAGCGAGTTTGAAGGCAAATAAAGCGTTTTCTTGAAGACAAATTCAACCGCCCAGGACGGGCGAATAGGACCAGGTGGTGAGTGCGCATGGATAGCGTATCAACAATTGAAAATACCCAAGAGGTGTCGGTTTCGGTGGGCAATGTGCTCGTCGTAGCGGGCAAGAAAGGCGATACAGGAACTGCTGGCGTGGGTGTCGATGATATCTACGTCAACGAAGCCAGAAACCTCATATTCAAGCTCACGGATGGCCGACAACTCTCCGCTGGCTACCTTCCTGCCGGTGCCGAAGGCCCGCAGGGTATCCAGGGAATTCCAGGGCGCGATGGGCGTGACGGAGACGACGGTCGCGGGATCGCAAACATCACGCTGACTGACGGCCAGCTCAATATCTCGATGAGCGATGGCAGCGTTGTACCTCTTGGTACGGTGAAAGGCGACAACGGCATCAACGGAAGCAACGGCATCTCGGTTGTCGGAGCTGTCATCCAGCCGTGGGGCAATCTCTACCTGTTTCTATCTGACGGCAATTCCATCGACTGCGGTAGCGCCACGGGTGGTTCCAGCGGCTCTGGCTTCGTTGCTGGGCAGATCTCGCAGTTCGTGAAAGCTCAGGCATTCCCATGGCTTGCATGCGACGGCAGCCTATTCGAGATGTCTTGGTATCCCGACCTTGAAGGCAGCGAATACATTGAAAAAGTGCCTGCCGGCTCGATCTGGTACGCAAACTTTCTGGGCTCTGTGACTGCCGGTGAGAGCGACTGGAAGGCGCAGCTCAATACCTTAGCTGTCGAGATTTCTGACTCAATCTGCCTGCTTTCTCCTCGCTCATTGACAGTCAATGTCGTGTCGGGCGACCTGGCTTCGCTCACACAGCGAGCTATTTCCCTGTTCAGTGATCCTCAGGCTGCACCCTGCGTTGCTGGAGACCAAACCAGCGGCGAGGCTATCTCCGGCTATGCAACAGATGGTACGAAGCACGTCTTCATGAGCGAAGCATTCGGCGACTACGGCAACCGCATCGTCGAGATCGCAGTCAGTACAGACTTGTTGAGCTTCGAGCACGCTCAGCTAGCAACGATCTCTGACGACTCCAAATCTGCCCTGATGCACTACGACGCCGTAACATCGAGCTTCTACGCTCTTGTCGGCGCTTCAGTGTACTCGTCCCTTGATGCTGTCACCTGGAGCCTTGTTACGGCATCAGCATCCTGGGGCTCCTACTCCGGCTACCGCCCCACTTGCATCAAGCGAATTGGCAACAAAATCGCCGTTCACGCTGGAGCGAACATCCACATCGCCGACAGCTTCGAAGCCGCAGATTTGGAGGCCACCCAGTCCCGCTACGTCGGCGTCAGTGCCGTTGACCGCATGTTCGTCATAGACGGCAAGCTCTACCTCACAGATCTCGTGAAGGCCGTCCTTTTTGATGTTGAGCAGCTCGTATCCACTGTCACCATAACGCTGCCTCAGGCTTTCACATCCGCAAGACTCGTCGGGCAGTCTGTGCTGTTGGCAAACGATGCCGGCGACGTGTTCAAGACGAGCAACTTCACTAGTCTTGACCCCATCAATCTTCAGACGCAGCAAGACTACTCAGCGAACCTCAAGGCCGTTCAGTTCCACCCCCGCTCGAACGGAACCCTGGTCGTGACCCACGGCTCGAACAACCGCGACATCAAGCTCCTGTCCGTTGCTTTCAACGAAACTGAAAAGTGGAAGCTGCCGAACATCCCTGCCGCATCCGGAGCCAAGTCATACATTAAAGTTCAGTGATCAAGGAGGATCACATGTCTCAATTTGCAATCGTTAACCAGGATCTACAGGTTCTCTATATCTCAGAAACCAAGTCTGACAAGTTTCGTTCTGTCGAGGTGACGGATGTCGAGGCTGAGAATATGCGGGCTGGAATCATGAATCAGTTCAATTATGTGCTTGTTGAACCCGAAATGGCGTTCAATCGAGTCATCAAGAGGAAGGCGGTAGACTGGTCAATTGTACGTACAAAGCGCGATTCACTACTCAAAGCTGCTGATAATTACGAGAAGATTCTCAGTGATAAGCAAATATTGGGAGAAGATGTGGGCGGTAGGCGTTTGACTCTTGCTCAGTACCGTGAGGCTTTGCGTAATTGTCCGGAAGCGTACGATTCACCGAAAAACGTAAAGTATCCTGATAATTCATTTATGTTTAACTGATATATATTGCGTTTTAATATCTATAAAACTAGAATTAACGCATTAAATATTTCTCCAAAAGCAGGAAGCATTAGGAGGAAATGAACGGGTAACGAAATGGATTTCGAACAGCGTAACCTTGCTCAATCGAGCAGTTTCTTAAGTCAAATGCGGCAGGCAGAGTGGACCACTTGGACTGTCCATAAAACCACCGCTGAAGGCATTCGGGCATCTGGCTGGGTCTACCTGGCGATCAAGATGATTTCTGACGCCATCGCCTCCGTGCCGGTCGTCGTCTACAACCCGAACGGTAAGGTCGAATGGAACCACCCTCTAACGAAGCTCTTCGCCAAGCCCCATCCAGACTTCTCCAGGGCCGACCTCATGCGATTAATGGCAGCCTGGACACAGCTCACTGGCACTGCGTACTTGCGCAAAGTGGCAGGAGCCCGCAGCCAGACTAGAGAGCTTTGGCCTGTTAGCCCAGACCGCATTGCCCCTATCGCCTCCGCTGACAATGGCTTCTTACTCGGTGGCTACGAGATCCAGGTGAACGGTGACCGCAGCATTTCTACAGATTACACCCGCGATACCGTCGTACGGGTTTGCCTCGCTGACCCTGCCAATCCCCTTCTCGGCCTGAGTCCATTGATGGCCGCATCAAGGGCGGTGGACATCGACCGTGGACAGCAGGATTGGAACAAGTCGCTCCTTCAGAATCGCGGCAACCCCGACATCGCGATCAGCGTGAAAGGCGACCTGACCGACAACCAACGTCAGTCGCTCATCAAGTCGATCATGTCGAAATTTCGGGGCGCTTCGAATGCAGGTAAGCCCTTGGTGCTCTCGGGCGACACAACGATCACCAGGCTTGGCCTCACTCAAGCCGAAATGGACTTCCTTGCCTCGCGCAAATGGAACCGCGACGAGATCCTCGCCATCTTCGGAGTCCCTGCCCAGCTTGCCGGCGCAATGGAATCGAGCAGCTACAACAACTACGCAGAAGCAAAACGAATTTTCTGGATCAACACCATTCTGCCTCTGCTTGGCCTGATCATCGACGCGTTCAACAGCTCGCTGCACGCTGAGCTGAGTGAAGGGTACTACCTGGGGCCAGACCTCACCGGCGTTGATGCCCTGAGCGACTCTCAGGATGCCAAGCTCGACCGCGCCGGCAAGCTGTTCAAAATGGGCGTCCCAGTGTCCATCATCAACGAACGCTACGAGCTGGGTATCGCCCAGTACGATGGATGGGACAAGCCTTTCGGTGGCCGCAGCAATGCCCAGGCACCTTCGGCAGCCGAAGATCGTTCGCAGCAGGCGCTCGAAAAGCGTGGCATGCAGAACTGGTCATTGATGCCAACGGAGCTGCGGAACATCGAAAAAGAGATCGATCGTCGCGAGGAGATGGCCAGCAAGCATATGAGGCCAGCTTTCGAAGCAATGCTCGATGAGCAGCGCGCACTGGTGTTCAGTCTGATCGACGATGGCGAAGACCTGGATGGCCTGGATGATGAGCTGTTCGCGATCAGCCAGCGCCACATCAAGGGCATCCGCCAGCTGGCTACTGAAGCAGCGGTTGATGCCGGGAATGCTGTTGTTGTTGCCAAAAAACGCAGCTCGGCGCCGGTTGAGTTCAGGGATGACAGCAACGTCGCATTGCGCATCGCGTCTCTACTCACCGCCGAGCAAGTCATCGAGGTTGAGCTGGGGTTCTTGAATGCCAGTTCCGTAGAGATCCTTACAGCCCTAATCACTGATTCCAGGGCAGCAAACGAGACCGTTCAGCAGCTCAAGGATCGTTTAACGAAGGGTGGTCACTTCGGTCCAGAGCGCGCCCTGCGTGTTGCTAGGACGCTCACTGGGGCGGTCAGCTCTGTGGGTCAGATTGCTTCTGCTGAAGAGGTCGGCGCCGGGAAAAAGATCTGGAACACCTCTGGTGGTGCTCGGGATGGTCACGCTGCCAGGGCTGGCGAGGTGCGCCCCATCGATGGCCGGTTTAGCTCGCACTACGGCGGCACACCGCGCTGGCCCCTTGATTCTTCGACAACTACGAAAGATCGAGTTAATTGCCGGTGCTCGTTATCTTTTAGTGAATAAATACTTTACCGCATATTAACTATCAAATATAATTACGGCATCAAGGATTGATATATGAAGAACATGGAAGTTCGCAGTTTTGTACCGTTAGAAACCAGGGCTGATGAGAAGCCAGGAATGTTTTCCGGCTACATCGTCACCTGGGGTTCTATCGATACTTACAACACCACTTTCAAGCGCGGATCGTTCAAGAAAACACTTTCTGAGCGCGGATCGCGCATCAAGCTGCTCTGGAATCACGACTTCGGAGCTATGCCCATCGGCGTCGTCAACGAGATCCGCGAGGACGAAAAAGGCGTGTACTTCGAAGCGCAGCTGTCGCTTTCGACTGAAGCTGGCAGAGACGCTCACCAGCTGATGTTAGACGGCGCCATCGACACCATGTCTTTCGGCTTTAGGGGCATCAAGTCCGGCTTCAACACCAGTGGCATCAAGGAATACACCGAGGTCGCGCTTCAGGAGATCTCGCCTGTCAATTTCGAGGCCAATGAAACCGCAACCATCGACCAGGTGCGCTCCCATGATGACGAATCCAGGGCCACCAGCTTCAGCGAAACAATCGACAAAAACGAACTCTACGCTCGTGGCAGCCGCCTCCGTAGCGCTCTGTCGCAGACGATTGATGACATCTCCTGGAGCATGAAGAAGCCAGCTGAAGTCGTTTCTGCAACCGAGCTGGCCATCGAAGAATTCAAGGCCGCGTACATCAGCTGGCTGAACGATCTGTACAACGTCGAGCCAGGCCTTCGTGGCGCACCCGACGCCAACGACCTCTCCAAAGCTGTTCAGGCGATGCTTGGAGAGCGTTCTGTAGAAGAATTCACTCAGTCATCCAGGCTGACAATCGAAGAAATCCGATCACTCCGTCGCGGTCAGGTGCCTGCCGAAGTCGATCCCAGACTCATCGCTTGCGATGAAGTACGGCAACTTGTTGCCAAAGAACTGAAAGCCGCAGCAGTAGATATCTCGCCCGCACTTCCGGTTAAGACGAAGAAAGCCCCCGAGCTTTCGCTTGAGACACGTGCGCTCCTGAAGAGCCTCAGTGACTCACTTAAAACCTTTAACCACTAAATTTACGAGATATTTAAATCATGGAAGAACAACTAATAGAACTGCTGGCATCGATCAAAAACGCTGAAGCCGAGCTGCGTGCTCGCGGACAGGAAAGCAATGAGCAAACTGCTGCGCTGAAGCAAGAGATTGTCGAGCTGCGCGTTGCCCTGGATGACGTGACCGTCAAGCTGAACCGCCCAGGCGGACTGCCTGCTGCTGCGAATGACGTGGAGCTGGAGAAGCGTGCCGCTGCATTCATTCAGTACGCTCGTGTTGGCGATATCGGCGAGCTGCGTACCCTGAGCGGTGCTACCGACGAAGAAGGCGCAGTGTTCCTTCCTGCCGACATGTCGAAAGAGATCAAGTCGAAAGCCTACATTCTCAACGAAATCCGCCCCCTGGCATCAGTTGGCCGTACAGGTCGCAACCGCGTGTTCCTGCCGTCTCTGAGCCGTCCGAAAACCGGCTATGGCAATGTCACTCCGACCGAAGAGGAACTGACTGCCGGCGCTCAAACCCTGGACGTTCATACCGCAAAATCCCTGGTCGTCATCCCGAACGACAGCCTGAATGACAGCGCATATGACCTAGTGTCGAAGCTGATCGATCTCTTCTCCGAGTCCCTGGCAGAAGAAGAAGGTCGCGCCTTCTCGGTCGGCACCGGAATCAATGAGCCCCTTGGCATTGTTTCTGCTGAAACCAAAGCCAACGCCGTCACTTCTGCCGAGGTTGGGGTGCTGGGTGCTACACATGCCGACGCCATCGCGCTGATCAAGAAGGCTTTCTACAAGCTGCGCAAGCAGTACCGTCGTCGTGCTGTGTTGCTGTGCAACAGCCAGACCGAGTCGTACCTGGATTCTCTCCGTGACGCGGATGGCCGCAAGCTGATGACTACTCAGGGTGAAGTCAGTTACTTCGACGGCATCCGCATCGTGACTGCCGAAGATCTGGATGACATCGCTACCGGCAAGTTCCCTATCGTTATCTGCGATCTGAAGCACTACGAGATCTACGACCGAGAAGGCATGGCGGTGAAGCGTCTGAATGGCGGCAACTACGACACTTCCGACACTGCTGGCTTCTTGTTGAAGGCTCGCCACGCTGCCGGCGTGACCCAGCCAGAAGCTTTCGTTCCAGTGAAAGTGAAGTAAGGCCAAGAGCCCCGGCCCTGCCGGGGTTTTCTTCAAGGATGAAGACAAATGATCGTTGAATTTAACGACGTGAGGGCCTTGCTCGACATCGAAAAGACCGAAGACAAGTACCCAGAGCTGGCTGTAATCCTGGAGCAGGTGCATGCCGCGCTTGAGAACTACTGCCAGCGGAGCTTCGAGTTCGACGAGTACACCGAAACGGGCTACATCGACGGCCACGACATCCCGCTCCGTGCCCTGCCATTGGCTTCCGTGAAATCCGTAGTCATTGATGGCAAATCCCAGGTCCTGAATTGGCGTGCGCGTGGTGATCGGATCTCGTTTCGTGAGCACCTGGAGGGCAGCTTCAAGGTCGTGTATCGCGGTGGACTCGATGAGCTGCCGGCTGATGTGAAGCGGGCTGCGGTGTTGCAGGCGTGTCACGAGTACCAGCGAAAGGACCAGATCGGTGCTACTGCGGTGAACACCGATGGCGGGTCTGTGCAGTACCAGGGCCAGGTCACGCTGCTGAAAGAAGTCGTTCGTCTGCTCGCTCCGTACCGTAACTACGCGCTGGGAGGCTGGTGATGATGTTCGAGACACCAGAACGATCCCATGGCGGCATCGACTACAAGCAGTTGGCCAGGGAGTTGGGCGAGGTACTTGGTAGCCGGCAGGCTGACTGGGAAGAGAAACACGCTGCACACCACAAGGCGCTGGATGAACTGCTGCCGTATGCCCCGTTGATCAAGGAAATGGCGGAGGAGATGCGGGAACGACGTGAGCGCCGGAAGCGGATCGTCGAGAAAGTGACCGGGGCGCTGATTATCTCCGCCTTGCTCGCCTTGTTCGGGCTCGTCGGAAGGATCGCTCTCAGCGAGCTGCAAGAAACAAACAAGGTGCCGGGAAAGGCACCCATTAACAGGCCAAAAGGAGATTGATATGCCTGCATTTTCAAAGACTAGTCTAGATCGACTGGCGACGTGTCACCCCAAGCTTCAGACCCTTCTGAACGAGGTCATCAAGTACGAGGACTTCGTGGTGCTGGAGGGTCATCGAGGCCAGGAGGCCCAAGAGAAGGCATTCAGAGAGGGGAAGTCGAAGCTTAAGTGGCCGGAAGGGAAGCACAACTCGCTGCCGTCACAAGCCGTCGATATTGCCCCATATCCAGTAGATTGGAACGACTCCTTAGCGTTCGCCAGGCTTGCTGGGTACGTCCAGGCAGTAGCCGACAGCATAGGCATCGCTGTGCGATGGGGTGGCGACTGGAACAGCAACGGCAAGTCGAAGGACGAGCGCTTCCTAGATCTCGTCCATTTCGAGTTGATTTAAACCGCTGCTGCCTGATTGGGAGCCTGAGCCTGAGCAGGTGCCTGTGCAGCAGCCTGAGCAGGTGCAGGTGCAGGTGCAGGTGCCTGGGCAGCTTCGGCAGCAATCCGGTCCAATACATCCCGCAAGCCCTCTATCGTTCTTCGCAACGGCTCAAGAATTTCAGGGGTTTGGTCTGCTTGTTCAACTACCCACTCTGCGAAGGTATCCTTGCTTGCCGGGACCGCGCAAAGAACATGATATTCAAGATGATCTTCACGGCTGGCAATGTAGTCAGCAATTTTTATGAAGTGCTCACCCAAAAATTCTTCGTGGGGCTTTTTAGTAAGTATTAATGCCCCTGATTCGACAGCTCTATGCTTAACCTCAGCGGTGAACATATTTTCCAGGCATCCCGGCCAAGCAGCTTTATCAACATTACAATGCAACATCAGCTGCTTTAATTCGTCGAGAAATGGCAACCTGCACCAATAAACACCGTTTGAGTTATCTTGCAGCCACCTACCACCATCGGCAAGCTTTCCATTGACGTACAGTTCGCGCCCCTCTTTATCATTGTCAACAAGGGCAAAAACCGCACGTCCCGGCGCTAGTGCTCCCAGCACTTTTCCATTTCTTGATAAGGCCTGCATCTTTGTAGTTCCGCCGCCGGAAACAAAACTGAACGGCATTTCTTCGCCAATAAATATTTCCCAAGCTTTTTTGAAGACGGCGCCGTCAGTAACGCCCTCGACAAAAACAATTGACGTATTACGCTCTGCAAGCTCTCGTTCTAGAGCTTGTTTGTCAGCTTTTGATTGCTGAATCTCCGCATGTGCTTCCTCTAAATAACTGCTGATCACGGGTAGATGTGGAGTCTCGCCCATCAACTCGCTCGGCAGGTGCTTAGAGTCTCTCCGAAGTTCTTGAACTGTTGAATTTAAGCGACCTTGACTCTCATGGCTACGAGACACAAAGTATCTGCTTACGCCCTCATTCTTTAGCGAAAAGAAGGCTGGGCTATGGCTAGTCAAGAATACCTGCTTATTTCTTGAGTTACCGATAGCGAGAAAAGTCTTGGACTCTTCAATCGCATTCGCTAGCTCAAGGGAGTTCTCTGGCTCCTCGAAGCCCCATATATGGTATTCCTTCGAGCCGTTATCAGAAAGGAAAGACAGAATCTGAGGAATATGGCGAACCTGAACACCATCGCCCCGCTGTAGCGTCAGGCTATATGTGTCGCCTTCTTCTGATCTGACCTCAAAGTCAAGCGACCTGAACAGGTCCGTAAGATCACGCGGTGTAGATACCGCGCTGTTTATACCGAGCGAAGCTAACAAACCATTAGTTAACTGTTCGGTTCTATTTCTAAGTGCGTCAGTGAAATTCCTCAAAGAGCCCGAAAACTCATCATGTTCGGAAATCACCTTGTAAATCTCTGCCTGGAGTCTTTCAAAGATCTTTCTGTCTTTGATAGCTGGGATATAGTGAAACTGAATCTTATTGAGAAATCTTGTCAGATACTGTTGCAGTCTAGCTTCATCAATAGAAGAATAAAATTTTGGGGTTTCCTGGTTTGTGATGCTCCATTGCTTTTTAACCCAAAACGATTCGCCCAGCGACGCTTGCCAGTTTTCTGGCGTTTTGAACCAAACCTTTACATATACAAACTTTTTGATATCTTTGTCAGGCGTAGCTTCAGCTTGGCGAGTGTGGGAAAAATCCCTCTCAAACCTAAAAACCTGATTCGGGTTTGTCTCGTTATTAAAGAAGAGATTTAACGCTCGAAGAAAATTGCTCTTGCCGGCATCGTTCCTACCAAAAATAATATTTGTGCCTGAGCAATTGGTAAGCTGATCTTTATAAATAGACCTAAAGTACGCTACTTCTACTTGCTTAATCAAATTCATCGAAAATCAGTCCTTGATGCGGGCCGTGCCTGCCTGATGTCAGACTGATTCTACCAGCTTCGCTGAAGACAACCAGCGGGTAGCAGACCTACCAAACGCTGGCCCCCTTCTGCGTTAGCGGGTTGCGGGTCTTCAGGCTGCAACGCTGTTGATCTCGGCCCGCGAGTTGCAGACCACCTCTTGCTCTACGAGCATACCCACGGCGCGCAGGACGCACTTCATGGCCTCAATCTCTGACCGAACCAGAGCCCTAGTGCTTTCGATCCTCGACGTCGCTCTGCCGTTATCCTCCCGTACGCAGAATATCCAGACCGGTGAACGCATGTTTTCTGGCCGGTAGATGCGTCCAGATATCCGTTTTCTATCAACGAACGCACCGCCGCCCTTATCATTTGTCTCATAGAAGCCAACAACGAACCTTTCGCCTTTATTGCTTTCTATGAAATCCTCGATAGAGCTGTAAGCCTCCTGTTTTGTTTTGAAATTCCACATACATTCAATCTCCTTAATTATAATTTTATTATAACATAGTATTTTATTATTTTTACAAGCATAGCCATATATTTGTATATTTTACTCAGCAAATAACGTAACATTGCCGTACTGGAAATTATGTATGGCAGAAACTATTAAAATGATTGGGCTCAATGAAGCCCTGAGCTTTATCAACGAACTACCAGAAAACATGGCATCGAGCGCAAAGGGGATTTTTGCCGAGACTGCCATGTCTGTTCAAAAGCAAATGACTCAGCGCTCAATGAACGGCCCATTGCACTCCAGGACTGGCGAACTCGGCAGATCATGGCGGTTCAGTACGTTCGGCACGTCTCTCGGAAACATCGGCTCATCGACGTACACCACGTCTTCGTATGCCCCGATCCATGAGACTGGCGGAACGATCCGTGCGAAACGGGCTTACAGAAAGCTACCTGGTGGCCCGTACCTCAACATCCCTTCCCAAGCGAACCAGACTCCAGCTGGCGTGATGCGCCGTTCTGCCCGTGACGTGTTTGCGGCTGGTGGCTACATCGTGCAGATCAAGAATGCCGGGAAAGCTCGATTCGCAGTCATTGAAGGCGGCAAGGCGATGTTCTGGCTCGTGAAAGAAGTGAAGCTGCCGGCCCGCCTGGGCTTCGAAGAAACTGCCGCGAAGGAAATCCCCACTCTTCTATCCAGACTGAAAGGACTCAGATTCGAATGAACACGCCCGTAGAGACACAAATACTCAACCTTATCGAAGCCCGCCTGAAGCAGATCAACACTAGGAATGGCTTTTTCACTGATGACGTGCGCGTCGTGCGTGCCAGCCTTACTCCGTTCAACGGAAAGGATCTGCCGGCCATCAATTACTGGTCAACGGGCGACCAGTTGATCGAAACGACCGGCTACGTTGAGCTACGGGAGCTGGAGGTTCTGGTTGAGTTCTATGATCGGCACCGTGACATGCCGCTGACTGACAAGGCCAACCAGCTGACAGCAGATACACGCGTTGCGCTCAGCAGAGAGCCTGGGCAGCCCGAGAAGATCAGCCCAAAGCTTGGCGGGAAAGTAGAAAGCCTCGTCGTAAGAAGCGTTATCCCTGCCGTTGGGGAAGGTCAGTCACCGTACTGTGGGTCGGTGCTGACCCTGGCCGTGCGCTACCGAGTTGATGCGCGGCACCCCTTCTCGCTCATCGTATGAAGCTGTAGTCGGGCTTCGGGAGATCAACCTTCAGCGGCACGTTGTACTGCTTGCCTGTTTTGGCATCGATGAAAGTGCTTGTGCAGTAGTCGCCAACGAAAGTGTGCTGGAAACGAGCGATTGCATACGGATCAGAGATTGTTGGCGTGGATGCACCTTTTCTGAACGAAAGCAGATACGGCGCCACTGTTCTGATCGTAAATTCAATCTCCAGGCTATCTTTTACACTTTGTGCTTCAAACCCGGTCATCGGGATTTCGGCGTAGTAGTTGATCTGATCAACTGATGACTTTTTCGAATCAAGCATACCAAGTGAAACGTAATACTCATCCGATCTCGCAGCAGTGTACTCTTTCTGATATCCCCACGCTGTTTCACCCATTAGTTGTGCGCTATATGGGATTTCACTGCCAATAAATACTCTCGGATAACTTCTTCCGTACGGATTCAGAGTGAAAGACGCTATGGGATTGGCGGCTTCTTTGCTTAATTGCTCCGTCAATTCGTTATTCTGCTGACCTTGAGGAGCGCCATAGCTCGTGACAGTAACACGCATTATCCCGGTCTCTGCGTTGTACTGCATGTAGCCCGCTTTTGCCCGGAATGTTATGTACTCAGGAACCTTTGCTTTCAGTCTTGCTGCGTACTGAGCCTGAGTTTCGTACTCTGATTTCTTGACAGAATCATTGTCAAAGTAAGGCTTGTAGTCTGCTACTTCCACTCCTTTACCCTGGTACGAGCAGCTATTCACCAAGTTTACTTTGTAATCCGCAAAATTCTGATCGACCTGCTGTCTCAATCTCTCTTGCCGAGTAGTGCTCGAACAAGCGGTAATCGCAATGGAAGAAACTACAAGAACCAGAACTGCCTTCTTCATAAGCGCTCCATGCCAATGGTCTGGCTCCAGATAATGCCAGCACGAGTGGCTCATTGCCATACGGCATTTACTTTACGCTTTAATATATACAAAGAGAGGTAACGTATTTATAATTAACGCACAACATTTGTTTTGATCAAAACTAGGAAGTAATTCGATTATGGATAATCAACTGCTGCAATATGAGTCTGGACAGAACGCGTTCCCGATGTCCGAACTCGACAACTCCGGCGACAACAAGACGTTCACCAGCCAAGCCGACCAGTTCTCTGGCGTCACCGGCTTCGCCCCTGTTGTTATGCCAAACGGCCTGCTGACCGGTGCTGAGCTGAGCGTTGGCACTGGCTCGAACAAGGTGAAAGTCACCGCTGCTACTGTCAACCTCGCCGGCGCCAAGGTCACTGTTCCAGCCGCAGAGCTGAGCGTGACACGTGCAGCAGGTGGCACGAACATCATCATCTCGATCACCGTCAATGCCGCTGGCGTCTATGAAGCCGCCCCTGGTGCTTCGGGTGCATCGTTCAGCGAGACCCGTGGCGCGGCTGGTGGCCCTGCTCTCATTCCAGTTGACTCGATTGAAGTCGGACAGGTGCGCCTCAACACCACCGCTGCCGCAGCTGTGAAGGCTTCTGAGCTGTACTCCGTCCCTGGCCTGCACCGCGAGATCGCTACTAGCCCGGTCTACTCCGTTGACTCAGCATCCGGTGCCGTTGTCTTTAACGCAGATCTGCCACTGATTCATGTCGGCAACAAGCCCAAGAAAGTGTTTGCCTCTTACGCCGAGCCGATCTTCGCGGACATCGACCTAGCTTCCGATTTCCAGCCATCCGAGGAGTCCTACAGCCTGTCGTCCACTCAAGTCTATGGAGGCACTGTAGGCAGCACGTCGAAGACGCTGAACGGAGCCAGCTTCAAGGCCTACCTGAGCGACGGCATCAGCGATCCGCTAGTCAAGCTGCGCGGCCAGAAAGTGTGGTTCCGCTTCTTCCCTGACCGCGACCAGCTCAACCATATTCTTGAGCAGGGCATCCTTGGCTGCACCCGCAAATTCGCTGCCGGCAGCAAAGTCGAAGCCGACTTCACGATCTCCCCGGAAAAATCCGGCATCAACGTCGAGGCCTAACCCATGGGCTTCGACATCAACGCATTCAACAAAGCAAAAATGGAGCACGCTACCGCCACGGTGGACGTGCCCAACCTCCAGCCTTTTTTCGGTGAAGCTGAGGCCAAATGGACCGTGCGCGGCATGACTCACACTGAGCTGTGCCGCATGCGCGAGACGAAGCAGAACGACAAGCTGCTGGACACCGCTATTGCAGCTGTCGCCGGCAATGAAGAAGACAAGCAGAAGCTGATCAAAGAGATCGTCGGCGACGTTGATGGGGTTCACGAGTCAACTCGGCGCAGCATCGAACAACTGGTCATGTGCTCTGTTGAGCCCAAGATCGACCGCCAAGTCGCCGTCCGTCTCTCGCAGTTCTACCCCGCCGAGTTCCAGACCCTTAGCGACAAGATCTTCGAGCTGAGCCAAGACGGGCCGGTTGTTGCCAAAAAAAAGCCCTTGAGGTCTACGACTCAATAAAGTCAGACCTCTATTTATGCAATGAGAAGCAGAAGTTTCTCTTCGAAGCACGCCCAGACCTGATTCCAGAAGGCTTCCTCACGGAGTTTGAGAGGCAGTTGTGGGCACTTTTCTACGCTGAGCGCAATGAAGCGCGGAGTGAGATATGAACAAGGAAGTTCTATGGCAGATGTTTCAAAGATCATTGAGATCGCATTTCGGGGCGTAGACGGGCTTAGCTCGACAACCAGAACTATCGGCTCTTCACTCTCTGATCTCTCGCGTACAGGCCAAGCCATAACAGGCCCCCTTGCCGGTGTTGCCGATGGCGTTATGAAGATCGACTTGGCTCTTTCTGCACTCGCTGTAGCGGTTGCTGCATACACTTCAAAAGAGGCCATCAAGCTCCAAAGCTCGCAACTTGACCTCCAAAAAGTCCTTTCCGATTCTGAGGGCAAGGTATCTCAGTACGGGGACTCCATCGCATCGCTCGGCAAGAAGTATGCGATGTCGAACGCTGACACTACAAAGTCCGTAGCTGAATTCAAGCAAGCTGGTTATGGCATCCAGGACTCGCTTTCGCTCGCCGAAGTGGCCCTGAAGGGCGTTACCGCCGCAGACATGGATCTGAAGAACGTCAACGAACTGCTGATCGGGTCGCTTGCCGGCTTCAAGGCTCCTGCATCCGAAGCTGGCCGCATTCTTGATGTGCTGAACGGCGTATCAAACAACGCTGGTGCCAACGTTGCAATGCTCGGTGACGGCTTGAAGGTCTTTGCTCCGATTGCATCTGAGATGGGCATCAGCGTCGAGAAAGCGACTGCGATGTTGACACCTATGATCGAGGTAACCAGGTCGGGCAGCGAATCTGCAAACGCACTGAAGACTGTTTTCTCGAACCTGATCAAGCCGACAAAAGAGGTTACTGATCTCTTCGAAAAAGAGCTTGGCATCCAAATGAAGGCCAACGGCAAGCGCAAGGATGCCAACGTTCTGCTGCAAGAGATGGTCGAGAAGACGAAAAACATGTCGTCTGCTGATAAGCAGCGCGTGGCCGCTATGGTTGCCAGCGCCGACCAGATGTCTCGCTTCATCGTCTACATGAACAACACCGATAAAGTAGCGAAGTATTACAAGATCGCAATGGATTCGGCTGGCTCGGCAAACAAAGAGTTCGAGACCCGAGCGCAGGGTGCGGAATTTGCCACCAAGATGTTCCAGGCGTCTGTCACCAACCTCGCGGCAAGCATCGGCACGAAGTACCTGGACAGCACCACTGATGTCGTCAACGCGAACACCGGCCTGATCCAGAGCTTCGACAAAGTGGTCCAGGGCGCTAATTTCGACAAGCTGATAGGCATCGTCAAAGAGTTCGCCAAGGGCTTCGTTAGTGAACTGGACAAGCTGTCTGCGTCTCTACCTCAAGCCTTCGAAATGCTCGACTTCAGCGGGCTTGAGCGCTCCCTGAAGGATCTGCAAAAGGCCTTCGGCGATGCTTTCTCTATCGATCTGAACGACCCCAAAGCCGTCGCGCAGGCTATGCAGTTCGTCGTCAACAGCATCGAGTCGTTGATCGACGTGACCTCCGGGATGATCAAGCAGTTCGGGAGCGCCTGGGAGCAGATCAAGCGCGGGATCGAAGCTTTCAACGGCCTGGACATCGCTGCGAAGCAGTCCAGCGGCGAAGTTCTGGGCATAGCGAAAGTAGCCAACACTGCCCTCCAGGCCCTTGCTGGTCTTGGTGACGGGTTGTCGGCAATCGGGCATGGCCTGTCCCTCCTGGCCGTTGGCAGCGTCGTGAAGCAGTTGCTGTCGATGAACGATGCTGCCGGCACCGGAAAAGCAACGCTGGGTGGCCTAGTTTCCGTTTTCGGCAGTCTCGGCTCAGCTGCGACCTCTGCTGGCGGGAAAGTCATCGATGCGCTAAATCCGGAGAAATGGAACCTGAATAAGCTCAGCTCCGGGCTTACTGATCTCATGTCGAAAATGGGAGGGCTCAGCGCGCTCGGCAAGGCCGGGATCTTCGGCGGTGCTGCGGCAGCTGGTGGGGCAACTGGTTGGTGGCTGTACGAGAACGTTGAGATCGTGAGGAAAGGAGCCGATGGCCTGCGCGATAGCTTGATGAATATGGCCGGCTACACGAACGAAGCTCAGCTCAAGAATCAGCTTCTCGCGGACAGCTTCAAGAACATGTCTCCGCTGATCGAGCGCTACAGACAAGAGACGGGCGATACCAACATCACGTTGGAAAACCACAAAGAGAAACTCGACGCCTGGATTGCGAAGAAGAAAGAAGAAGCTGACGCAACCAAGAAGTCTGCTGATGCAATGAAAGAATCTGGCGCTGCGACCGAGGATTCGACTAAGCAACTCGACACGAACAAGAAGGCTCTTGATGAGCAAGCAAAAAGTGCCTCTGCGGCGGCATCCAGCACTAAAGACTTCAAGATAGAAACGTCGCTTCTAAAAGATGTAAAGATAACAGACATCTTGAAAGAGATGAATTCCACTCTCAGCACTTCTGCGACAAATATCAAGACGCTGAGCGATCAATTCTCTGGGCTCGGTTCGAGAATCGACAACCTGAACGGTTACATGCTCGGTTCTAAAAAGCTGACATCTGATCAGATTGACTTGCTTGAAGAGCAGTATGAAAAGCAAAGTTATTACCAGGACGAGACCTTCAAAAGCCAGCAGAAAAGTATTGAACTTGATGAGAAAATCAAGCAACTGATCATCGACAACACGGGAGGCATAGCGAAACTTACCGAACAGGAAGTAGATCACCTTGATAAAACCAAGGAGTATCCTGAGGCTTCGGGAAAGAAAGTAGACGCCCTCAAGAAAGAAGGTGAAAGCTACACAGATGCAGACGGTAAAGTAAAAAAGCTCACTGATACGGTAAAGGGGCTTGCAGCATCTTCTTCAAAAGATATGTCTAGTGGTGTCAAGAGTCTCAAAGCTTCAGCTGACGCAGCAACGGCATCTCTTGAAGCGCTATCCAGATCATTCGATAACGCCGGGGACAGAATGGATAATTTGACACAGCAGTACATCAACCTCGGCAACAGAGACTCTGACACCCAAGATTTACTGCTTGAGCAATTAGAGAAAGAAGACAGCATGCGGGACAAAGCTTTCAAGAAGCAGATGGAGACAATTGATCTTACTAACAAAGAGCTTGAAACAAACATAAAACTCTTGGAGATCAAAGCAAAAATGGCCGAAAAGTCTCTTAACGGGCAGGCCGCGAAGATCGTTGTTGAAACAAGCGGTGTCTATCCAGAACTCGACATTGTGCTACAGAAGATCGTCGAAAGAGCGCAAGTAAAAGCAACACAGGAAGTTCAGAATCAGCTGGTAGGGTTAGAGGTTTAATTATATAATTTACCGTATATTTATATTCAAGGATGGATATGCTTGCTATACATTCACTCAACTTTGATCAGCAAGGAGTTGTAATTCTCGACGTTGATTACGAGACCTCCAGCTTCGGCGAGACCTCCCGCCGCAGGTCTAGGGTGCAGACCCTGGACGGCGGCTACGTCACTGAAGATCGTGGCAGCAGCATTCAGGATCGCAGCTTTAGCCTGACTTTCCGTGCCTCCCAGCTCGTTTCTGAAGCTGTGCGCCGGCTCGTGCAGCTGTACCCGAAGCTCCTGATCGCATCGATCCACGGTCTGTTCTTGTGCTCAGTAGACCGCTTCGCTGAAGGCGCTACGTCCTGTTCTCTCTACCTCGACGTGGAGGAGCAGTATGTCTAACCCAGCCAGCTTCGGCCTATTTCTGTCTGGCGGCTCCACAAACACCAGTCCGGCACTTTCGACAGGTGGTGCGATCAGCAGCAAACAAGTCTTATCAATGACTGCAACCCAGAACGTGGGTAAACCTCCGATTACGGCCCTGGATGTCATTGAGGCTGTCGGCCTGCCCACTACTACCGATATCACTCTGTCCTTCGCCGGCAACACTCTGACAGCTTCGTACTCGGGCAACACTGCCTCGGTGAGCCCAGGCGGCGCCGGGCTCTACACGCTGTCGTTTGCTAGCAACAGGTACATCAACGTACGGATCACTGATGCGGCGCTGATCGGCTCGACCGTGGCCTCGACTGTTGTGCAGTTCAGCTATGCGAAGAACGCCCTGTTTTCGGACGTTTCGAGTGACCAAGCGACTGTTGGTGCGACAGAGCTGCGGTACGTCTACTTCAAGAATCTGAGCATTCTGGCGGTCACGAATGTCAGAGTATTCCTGGAGCAGTCTGCGGGCGGTGATCAGTTTCAGGTTGGTCTTACTCCTGGTGACCTGAAAGCGTACGGCTCTCTCACTGATGCACTCCCACTGGGTCCAGTTCCAGCTGGCGGAGCCGCTGGGTTCTACGTTCAGCGCGTAGTTCCTGAAAACATTACTCGCGGCAGCAGCGAGAACATCGCGCAGATCAAATACTACGTGAGCGTGCCGTAATGGCTGATATCGCATGCTCCCTTGTCGTTAGCTACAGCAACGCCAGAACCCTTGTATTCGGTGAGCTTGAGGTCGCCTACGCACTCTCGAACCGCAAGACTATCGTTGATGCTGCTCGCGAGCTGAAGGTTGCGTACGTGTTCGATGTGGTAACTCCTGCTGGCACGCTTCGCATTCCGATGCAGAGCTTTCAGTCACGCCTGCGGAACGATGGGATTTCTTATTTAACAGCCTATATACCAGGCGGAACAGCATATAAAGGAAAGATTCTTGCCGGACAGATGATGTACGTCCGGCGCGTTGTGGAGTACACGGATGGTTCGAAAGTCGAGAGTGAAATTGCCAGATCGCAGATCACTGACGTTACTCCATCGCTGTCTCCGAACAACTCGACTATGACAATTGCTGGTAGCTTGTCGTACACGAGCCCAGCATCGCCAAAATCCCTTTCGCTCTCGAACATCCTGTATGTCGCGTACTATGACGACGAAGTTAGCATTCGAATTACGCCAAACTCGCAGTTGCAGCCAGGCGATATCATAAATTATGAAAGCAAGGACTACGTAGCAACTGAAATAGTCATGTACGTAGAGTCGGGCGCCAACTACTGTGAGGTGCGCGGTGCTCCTCGGTAAGATCCTGCAAAAGATGGGTAAATACAGATACGTTGTGCAGGTTCAGTCGATGGGCACAACTGTCACAGTGCAGTGTTGGTGCCTTTCTACAAAAGACGTATTCGAAATTGGCGATTTCTGCTCAGTTCTAACACATGCAAGCGATCCGAACCAGAATGCGTACGTCATAACCAGAGGAGAGTGGCTGGGGCATGGGGAAATTGTTGCGAGCCCGCGCTCCCTCAGTTCTTGGAACTGGCTCAGAAATCAACTGCTACTCGGCCACGTCCAGGTTTCTAAACCAAAATACTGGATCGGCATCATCGACAGCATGTCTGAAAATCGGAGGCGCGCCAACGTCCAACTGTACGGATCTGGAAATTTTGGGGAGACGGCTAAAGTTAAGATCTTTCCGTTTAACAAGCGCGTCTGGACTGACGTGCCCATCAAATACCTAGGTGACTCCTCTTTCTACAGCTTTGAGCCGGGTGACAACGTAGTCCTGGACTTCAAGTTCTCCAACTCTCCAGATCTGATTGGCTTTGCTCAAGAACCAAGAGTGAGAGATGTCATAGCGAAAGTTTTCTATCAGCACATTATTCCCGTCAACTGGTTCAAACAGAACTCTGGGGTGATCGATGATAAGATCAAGTACGACAAAAAAGGTAACATCATTGACAGAGATCCGCTGGACGGAAATTTCTACGCTTTCGCCCCCATCAACTACGCCTACTCATATCACGGATCTTCCAAGATTTACGATTACCGGACCGCAACTGTAGAGATGTCAGCTTCAGGAAAAAGTTACTCTTGGGCTGGAGATCGATCCATGGAAGCATCAGCAAGATACTCAAGAACTCTATTTGCTGAGTCGTTCTTGCTTGGAGCTGGCACGAACAACAATAACGTCGAAGAATATTTCATCTGGAAGAAAGACGGCACATATGAAAAGCGGTATCTTTCTAGGTCATTCAATACAGTTTTCGGGAATGACTTTGAAAGTAACTATGGAAGCGACTACAAGACCGGAGTAAGATATAACGCAAGGCCTTTTATATCTCAATTCGAAGAACTGAAGGACTACTACGACACCTGTGACATTGTTTTCTATCATCGGGGTGTAGGTAGAATTCTCGAAGATATCAGGGGTTGGTTCAACGTAGACAAATACAGTCCATTGCTGAACTTGGAAGGATACTTAATCAAAAAGCAGGAAAGCTAATATGAGTGGCAACAAGGATGTAAATAGAGCGCGCTGGAAAACGCGCAGATTAATGGCATGGATAAGCCTGTTTGCTCTGATCGGAATCACGCTTGGCTCGTTCCTGGCGCCAGAAAATATGGACAAATCAACGTCCGTACTCAACACCCTGATCTTTGCGTTTGGCGGCATCGTCACCGGCTACCTCGGCTTCGCCACCCTCGATGACAAATGGCACAAGAAGTCCGAACCGGGAGCTAGCTCATGACGAAGCTGCTGGCTGGCGTCTCGCTGTGCCTGCTGTTGCTCGTCATCGCCGGCTTCTGGCAAGCGTCCAGGAGCGACAAGAAAGCCCAGGATCTCGCCCAGCAGCTCGCCGCTGCACAGTTCCAACAGCAGGCCACCAAACTGCATGCAGAGGGTCTGGAACGCGAGCTAGAGATCACGGAGAACGCGCTCAGCCTGCGAGATTCGCAGTACAAGCGTGCAGCCGCGGAATTGGACAAAAGGAAGAAAACGCTTATGGAGATCAAGGATGACGCGTGTTTGGATCAGCCTGTGCCTGCCGGCCTGTTTGGCAGCGTGCAGCACACAGCAGGTTGAGTATGTGCCGCAGGACCGTCTGCTGAAGCCATCTCCGCTGCTCTACCAGAACACTCAATCACCAGGCCTGGATAGCATAGAGACATGGCGAGATGCAGCTTCTCGGCTCTTTGACTACGACACCGCGCTTGAGCAGTGCAACGCTGACAAGCTGGCGATGAGTGCCTGGGTCGAGGCACCTCGCCCAGGCTCTGCTGGTGTTGACAACAAATGAATACCGGCCTTGCCGAAGGCGACCAGCGGATTACTCGTCCTCTTCGTCCGGGTCTGTGTATTTGACTCGACCAAGAACCCAAGGCTCTACGACCTCCTCAGCCAAGTTACGTAGGTACGAACCCCACTCACTCCTTGAGTGTGCGTCAGGTCCAATAATCGTGACGAGGAGATATTCTTCACGAAGAGGCTCATAGGCGTAAATCAGCCAGTAGTCTTCTTCGGGCAGGTCTTTGTCGGTAGTGCGATAATACTGAATCCTTGTTGCCCGCCAACGAGCCTGCACAGCCTCGTTAGCAGCAAGATGGATGTGGTGCATATCATCGAGATCAAGCTCTTCATCCCTTCCAAAAATTTCAGGGAGGTCGTTGCAGAGCTTGTAGTTGTAGAAGTGAGCGTAGAAGTTGTACCAATTTTCGGACTTTTTGAAGAGGTCCGAGACTTTTACTGACGACAAGTTGGCTCGCTTAGCGACCAGTCACTTTCCCAGTCGCAACGTACTTTTCAAATGCCTCATTGCCGGCCTTCGCTGCTTCTCGTACATCGGCAAACGTAAGTTGATTCTTAATGACCTTACGCTTGACCGCAGGCGCGGACGGCTTGACTGAGTTTCTGGTAGTCATTGTGGCCTCCGTAGCAGATGACACCGTTGGATTCATCATAACGGCTCAGCGACCGGGCAGCAACTCTGCTGAAACCCGCGCCGTTTCTGGCCTCCTGGATTCCTTGGCATCTGTCAGAAATCCCCTATACTGTGTATTCATACAGTTAAATCCTGAGCCCCGAGATGTACGCCACTCAGATCCGCCCACTTATTCCAGCCGACGAACCAGAGTTGATGCAGCAGCTGGGCCAGCTTCCCTGCGGCTTTCCTTCTCCAGGGCTTGACCACGAAGAGCCCCCGCTGAGCCTCGACGAGCTTGTTGGAATGCGTGCACCATCGATGTTTGTGGGCCGCGCTTCAGGGCACAGCATGTGCGGCAGAGGCATCTTCGACCGCGACTACCTGATCATCAACCGTGCCCTGGAACCGGCGCCGGGTGATGTGATCGTCGCTCGGATTGGCGCTGACTTCACTGTGAAAACCTTTGCCGTCGCCGGCTCAGTGCGGATGCTAAAAGCCGAGAATCCGGAATCCCCTCCAATCCGCTTGGGAGAAGATGAGCAAGTCGAGGTCTGGGGCGTTGTCACGTACAACCTCCACCCGCAACGAGGTGCAGCATGACATTCCAGGATCTGTTGGCTATGAAGCTGGCCAACCAGCAAGCGAAGCTCGAATTTCTGCGCTCGCTCTCTCGCGAAGAAATCGTTCGGCTGAACAACGAGGGGGTTAAGCACCTGGAGCGCCTTCAGGCACGTATGGGCGCGCACCGTCAGCTTCGGCTCGTGATCGACGGCGACGATTTGGCATTTTCGCAAGATTTGCTCACGAGCTAATCGATGCAAAAAGCCAAATCCATTAAGCGCTTCGGGCTAGTCGATTGTCATTGCTTCTACGTCAGTGCTGAGCGCCTCTTCCGTCCCGAGTTGCTCGGAAAGCCCGTCGTCGCGCTCTCCAACAACGACGGCTGCGCTGTCTCACGTAGCGACGAAGCGAAGGCCCTTGGCGTGAAGATGGGCTAGCCTCATTTCCAGCTCCGCGAGTTGATCGAGCGCAAAGGGCTCATCTGCGTTTCGAGCAACTACGCGCTGTACCAGGACTTGAGCAACCGAGTCATGCACGTGCTCCGCAGAGAGGCTCCGCAAATAGAGCCCTACAGCATCGACGAAGCCTGGCTCGATCTCACCGGCATTCCTGACCGCGACCTCGACGCTTTCGGACGCCACGTCCAGCAAGCGGTCTACCGAGAGGTCGGCATCCCAGTAGGCGTCGGCATTTCGACCACAAAAACATTGGCGAAACTCGCCAACTGGTCATCGAAAAAGTGGAAGACGAAGACCGGCGCCGTGGTCGATCTGTGCTGTCCCGTGAAGCAAGAAAAGCTGCTCCGCTACGCTGATGTGGATGAGGTCTGGGGTATCGGTAGGCGGCTCACAACGCAGCTCCAGGGCATGAATATCAACAAGGCCTGGGATCTCGCAACGTACGACCCCAAAACGCTGCGTAGGCAGTTCAATATCAACGTCGAGCGCACATCACGTGAGTTGTCGGGTGAATATTGCATGTCGCTGACCGAGGACGTTGAGCCCAAGCAAATGATCGCCTGTACGCGCAGCTTTAGTGAAAGAGTGACCAGCTACCAGGGCCTCCGTACCGCCATCTCGACGTTTGTTGCCAACGCTTCGCGGAAGCTGCGGGAGCAGAGGCAGTATGCGGCGTGCCTTCAGGTCTTCATCCGCACGAGCCCATTCGACACAAAAGGCATGCAGTACGGTCGCTCGGTCAGTGTGCCGCTAACGTGTCCAACGTACGACACGCGAGACCTTCTTGCAGCTGCTGTGGCCGGCCTGCAACAGATCTACATCGATGGCCCTCGATACGCGAAAGCCGGGGTGATCCTGAGCCAGTTCTTCGATGCGGGCATGTTCACGGATGACCTGTTTGCCCAACCTACGCGAAAGAACACCGAGCAACTGATGGCGGTTCTGGATCGCATCAACATGACGCATGGGCGCGGTTCGGTTAGATTCGCGAGTGAGCCAGCAGTAGCTTCTTGGCACATGAAGCAGCAGCTGCTGAGCCCCCAATACACGACGAGATGGAGTGACGTTATGAGAGTGAACGCATGATGCACACGATGCCTACGATGCTCACGTGCGTAGTGATGGCTAATGAGCCGGGTTTGATGCAAAAGCTCACAGACACGCTCTCGCTTGTTGATGGTTACATACAGCTGAGCGACGTGCGCGGCTACGTCTCATCACCAAAAATCGCTGAAATCCACGTTCGGGGTCAGCACGGTGCCGGCCTGGTCGCTGTCGGTGACACGTATCTCGACGAGCGAACGATGCTTGCTGATCGAGCACAGAAGACGTACGCAGTGCCCATCAAGCAGCTTGATGAGTTTCTGGCTGACAAAGAAATGATCGATGAGCCGGACTTTCGAGACGAGAACGCAACTCGCATTGAAATCTGGTCGTTCGATCCAGCAACGCTATCGCCGGATGTGCTGACACTTGCTGTAGCATTGAGCTACACGCCACGTGAGTTCAACCAAAACGAGCGCGCAGCAGGAGCGGTAAACGAGCTGATCAAGCCCCTTGGCTTCATCGTGCCGTACAGAAATTATTGCTTCTTTTAGCGCACAACTGATCATTCACCCCGCTGCGCGGGAAGGCGGCCAGCGGGGTGGTCGTGGCTACTTGTGGCACTTTGGAACCGACTTTTCGTCTTTTGTGCCCCATGTAGCCAGCCAATTTCGAGCTTCCGGCCCGGTCAAGTGCAAGCCGGTTTCTTTGTAATCTGCCCATGACTCCAGGGCTTCTTGCTTGAAGCTTTCGCGGTCTTGGGTCTGTCTTTTTGATTTAGTCATAGATCGACAACCAGGTCCGGATTGAACAATGTTTCTTCACGCTGATACCCGCGCGGATTTGAGATCACACGCGTCTTGTTGAAGTCATAGTCAGCAGCGATATGCGTGTGACCATGTATCCATAAGTCAGCCATTCCGTCTTCAAAAAGGTCTTCAAAGTGGTTTGCAAAGGCCGCGTCAAGATGAGAGTCTGGATACGGGCTGTGCTCAAGAGAACGCAGCAGAGGCGCATGGTGCGTGATTACAACAGTCTTTTCGTGAAACTTCTCTTCTAGCTTTGAGCGCAACCAAGATTTTGTATTTTCACATATCCTGACTAAATCAGCGGGACGAAGCTTTCTGTCATTATCAGTGCGTATTACTTTAAAGTCATTTAGCTTCTGCTGGGCGAACAAAGCGGCAATAGCGGGGTCTCCTGTACACGCAAAATCCGTCCACATCGTTGCTCCGATAAATCTAACGCCGCCCATTATCGTTTCGTTCATGTCAAGCATAGTTACTTTCTTGCTGCTGAACCTGCGCATCTCATCAAGTACGTACTCTAAGTGGTGGTGATAGAATTCGTGGTTCCCTGGAACGTAAAGAACCGGGCAATCAAATACCCTGTCAGCCCACTCCAGCCCTCTGATTCCAACATCAATATCACCTGCCAGAATAACAACATCTGCTTCGCTAGCCGCAGGGGTAGGCACAAACTCATCGAACTCATTATGTAAATCAGAAAGAATATGCAACTTCATTGCTTATGCTCAGGAATCTGTCCGATAGTCAAATCAGGATGCATGCAACAGCCCAGTCTGTCCAATATTTCCAAGCCTACACGCCCCCAGGGCGTGACCACGAGCCTCATAAATGAGCACACAAAATCCAATTTGGCCCAGCAATCATCAGGAAATGCGGAACAAAGTCATTACACCTATCGGCAAGTGTGTTGGATTTGTTCCTTTGCCAATTCAGCAGAAAACCGTAAAAACACTCAACAGCTGACTAGTCATGTGATATAGAGGCGACTAGCGATGAACTGGAGCTAGAAAGCGATGAGCGACTCAAAGCATGAATGGCGTATAACTCTATCTGCCGATGCAGACTTATCGCTCCTCAAGTTGCTTAGAACCCTGGGATTCAGGAGCGACGAAGATATATCAAGACTAATAAAACAGGCGATACGGGACAGAATTTTGACTGAGTGCGGTCGACTGGTTAATAGTCAGTTCGAGGTCAGGAGCGCAGAGTTAGTATTTGATGATGCTTTTGTTTTACAGATTGAAAAGCTGCTTGACGAAGTAAAGATTGATCCAAGCGCTTTGTTGTCAAACCAAGGGGTTGGGCATGAGTAATGACGGGAACGAACCAGTAGATCCTCTTGCACCCATACGTCACCTATTGCCTGATCTGCCAGTAGAGTCTGGGTGGTTGGGCGAGAACTACAGGGGATGGCAGCGGTTCGCGAATGCGCTGAAGATCGTCAGCGAAGAGTACGACTTCCCGATGACCTGCAAGCCCAAAAATGGATACCTGCAAGTCGATTACCCCTTTGCTCCGCCCCACCTGCTGGCAATCGGTTACGCAATCGAGATGGCTACGGACCAGATCTGCCAATACTGTGGCCGCCATCCGGCCCGAGAAGAGGTCCGGAACGGATGGGTTTGGAAGCTATGTGAGCGTTGCATCAAGACGGGTGCGGGGTTGCCGAAATGACTGAACAACAAAGATGGACGGTTGAGTGCCTTGATGCGGGGGATGGAAGCGGAGATCTAGTGATTGAGCTGCCGGAATCTGTGTGCAACGCAATGAGAGTAAAGCCAGGCGATACGCTTATCTGGTCGGTCTCAAAAAGAAATGGAACGATCACGCTGCGAAAGAAGAAAGAATCCCGAAAGAAATCATCGTGATGGCGCATCATTCTCTCACAAGAAAAGCCTGAAACCCAATTGCAGGAATCAGGCAGACCTGGTCAACCCAGCGTGTTTTTCTTGATGTCGTTGAAGATTTCCAGGCCTTCTTCAGCAGCGTTTCTGCCGTCAATGTTTCCGGTGACTTTCGGGTATCCGATACCTCTGCTATCGAGCGTACAGCCCAGCGCGGTCCAGGCTGCGCGCATGTCGAGAGTCTGCTGAATCGTGTAGATGTCAGTCCCTTTGCGGTTTGTGAGGCTCATGTAGCGCAAAATGTCTTCGCTGATCTCTTTGATGCGCTCACAAATTGATTCGCTAACAACCCTTTCGTTCAGCGTCTTGCCTGCCTGTAGCTGCTGATCGTCAGCTTGCTTCTTGCCATTGATGATGTTCTTGATCATGCCGGGCTGGACCTCGATCATCGTGCTGATGAGGCCGCTGAATTCGCCGACCCTTGCCAACTCGTCCCCCATGCCGCTCTTGGTCTTCAGCAGCGGGTAGCCGCCAAGTTTCCCGGCCGCTGCGTGCTCTATGTACGCCTTCTGGATGCGCTTCAGCTGAAACTCGCGCCACTCTTCGAACTCAAGGGCCTTCTCGTCGGAAATTTCGGGGTGAACGATGGGCTCGACGAGGTTGAAAGATGCGATTTGTTCAGTAGTGCTGCGGCGGACGCCCTTGAGCGGGTTCCCGTTTGCGTCGAAGGCCTCCACGGCATGGGAGACGGACCTCAAGACAACAACTTTGTCGCAATACTGGCTCATACGTATATACATTGCATGTTACTCCTTATTATTGTTATTTTATGTTTTTATTATAACATATTAATATTCGAGTTTTTACGCAAAACACAGAAATTATTAAAATAATTTAAATATTTCAATGTTGCGTTATTTTGTGACGCTTAAATATTTCTAGGAACGCTCTGCTCTTTTTGAAGTCTTCGAATTCATCTTCAAATGTACAATAGAATGGGAGGCCTCGCTTGTTATGGTATGCAACCCATTCTTCATGAAGAAGCCGTGATCCGTCCTTGCGGGGCTTCTTCCAAGCTATCTCTGTACCACGGCGCTGGAAGACAAATAGAAAAGCATATCCCGACTGCTCGTGGATGGCTTGGTACTTGCCGGGCTCGTCCTTTTCAAAAGAGCCCTTAAGCTCTACAAGCAGGTTGGTTCCAGGAATGATGGAGTCAGGGGTGTACTTGTGTTTACGCACGTAATCGATGGACAGCGGCTCATAGTCGAGCTTTTCGAGATGAGTGCTGAACATCCTGAATTCAAACCAGCTACTGAACGGCAAAGGAGCCTTCGGCAGCTTCTCAACGCCCTCAGGTGCTGGTGGTGGCGAAAACTTCAGTCTGTTGAACTCATTAAAATTTATTAATGACTGCTGGTTTTTAACGTCCATCGCGAATTTCAGGAGAGCATCGCGCCCGAGAGATTCTAAATTCTCAGGGATCTGGATCAATTAAAAACAACTTATAGTTAGGGGTTAACTTACATCGTTATAATATATTGATCCGCGCAGATAAGACAATATTAAAACGAAAATAAATCAAATATTTATTGAATAGCTGGAAATGTAATTTTATAATATAGACATGAAGAGCTAGAGCGGGCCAAACCTCCTGTTCATGTTTGCTGACTGCCGGGAAAGTTCGGCGGCCTGACTAGCTTTTCACTTGAATACAAACTTTTGCTCGAATATACCTGAGCGCTGAGCCTCACCATGCTTGAGAAATCGCTGGTGGGGCTTGATTTTTTTAGGATAATGGAATGAAATGGAAAGCTTAAAGCCGGATGCTGAAACCGAATTAAATTGCTTAGATCTTCTTTGGTCAAGAGCAGTCAAGGCCGCTCAATGCAAAAGAATTATTGGATTAATTTCGAATGAAAATGATTCTGGAGAAATGAGTTTAAATGCACTTCTTGAGGTCTTTATTGATGACGAGCTATATGATGAAGCGAGGGCTTTCGTGAGCGATGACGTTGATGATGACGAACTGGTTGAGATGGCACTTAAAGAGTTCATAAGGGTTAGAGGGCGACGCAATGACGGCCAGGAGAATGCCTGACCGTCAGAGGCGTCGCTGTTGGGGCTTTATTTTTCGGTTATAGCCATCACAGATGGAGCATCTTCGATCTCGTTGCGCACGCAATGCGACAATAAGTGGCCAAGTTGCTTCTTAATTTGCTCTTGAACCTTCTGTTCGCACTGCTCATCAAGGATATACGCTTCTGCACGGCCAACACCCACTGGGACATTTAGCCGTAAGGCTGTTGCTTGATAATCAGCCATGTTGGCCTCATGATCGAATGAGAATTCGCACGTATAGCAAAATATATCCATGATATCTTTAACCATTTTCAAAAGCTGATTCAATAGAGTTGCAAAGCGTCTCTTTTCAATTTCAATTTCCACTTCACTCTTTGTAAGTTTTGAAAATGAAAAGTTGACGCCCATATTGAACCCTATAAATATATTGTTATTTTCTCTATGGAAGCCCATGCGTTGCCTGCGGCTACGCACATATGTGTACAGTTCTTCGCTGGGCTGCTTAATCTTTACGTATGCACGGAATAACGCACCATCATTCTTTACGGATGTTACGTCAGGGTTAGACATACCAACACCGCGACCGAGAGTGTTGTCATCACGTGATGGGACATAGCTTATTCCAAGGTCTTGTTGGAGCCCTGGCCACGTCATTTTGTCTAAGACCTTGCTGCCGGAAATCCATCTTCCATCCTGGCGGTCCAGGCGATACTTGATACCGTAGATCTCTCCGCTTGAGTTTTCCGATACTTTGATTTGTATTCCTCGACTAGCCAAGGTATTGACAAGCTGAGTCATTGTGCGTGGCCTGCTGTTTTTGAAAATGCCCTTAGCTATGCCTCTGATTATTCTGGCTTGGTCTTTGTCAGGATCGAATCCGCGCTTTGTTTCTTTTGACCAACCATCTGTTACAGGCGTCGATAGGTCGTATTCAGTCTCAAGAGTGCGGGCGACATCCATGCCTTTTCTGTAGTCATTGCTCGTCGGCACAAGCTGGAAATTCGCTCCTAGTTCTGGCCTGTTCTCTGACATGCTTTTCTCTGCGAGGCGGACCCTTGATGTCACGATGTGTACGTGCTCCTCTGGCTTGTCCCGATGGATCACGGCAACGTACTTTGTGGTTTCGTCATAGCCAAGCTCACGCATGTAATCATGAACAGCAGCAAGCCATTCTTCACGATCTAGGGTTTCTCCTTTCTTGAGCGACAGAACGTAGTGTCCGCAGATGTTGTCGTGATTTCCCTTGTAAGCCTTGGCTGACTTTTCGAACTCCTCGACTATGGGCTCAACGTCCACAAAGACTTTTCTTCGTCCATCAACAACAGCCTCGTAGTACGGGTTTCCAGAAACAAGATTTCCGCCAACGAACTCAACATAATTTATTTTGTTGTCTTTGTCCTTTTTTCTTGCGGCAAATTCGTATTCGATTCGATATCTGAATGTTGAAGCGAACGCCATTATTTTACTGATCATTTTCCTATCCTTTATTATTGTTGTTTTTGGATTATTTCATTCAGCTTTTTAATTTTATTTCTTGCTGAGTCAGAGATAACAAAAGCTGAGTCGGGCATGCCTGGACGAGAGCAAAGCTCTTTCAAGTCGTCGATGTCACTAGCCAGAGAACCGAGGTATGAAGAGACAATTGCTGATGCGGCGTCCGCTCCGATGCTTTTTTGGTAGATCAAAGCAAACGCTGCATTGCGAAGAAATTGAGACAGGTATGAGTAACCGTATTTCTTTCCAGCTGCTTTAAGCTCTTCTGCCTCTTCCGGAGTCAAGTAGACTTCCGAAACGATTGTGCGTGGATTTGTTGATTTAGGCCTTCCGCCTTTGTAGACGATCTTTTCCATGGTTCACCTTTTGTTATTGTTTTTGTCGGTGCTTTTTGACTACTCGCGCAGAACCCGAAGGGTTTGAGCACAAGCCGTTTGATCACTGCGCCAGACCGAGGAACGAGGTTTGGTGCGGGGGTCAAACATAGCTTGCATTTCGTGTCAATAAAAATATTATACCATCAAAATAATGAATTTCTTGACAGCCTATTAAATTTCTTTAATTATTTTCTTGCTTTATATCTGATCTCTACTAGCCTTTCTTGGTGAGGCGGGTTTTCAGAACGTAATGTCTGCTGATAGATGTTCGTTTTTTAACCGGCTAACGCCAAAAATGCCCAGCGGGGTGGTTTCCATACCTCCTGACGCATGCGTGGCCAGCTTCACACGTGCAGTACATGCCAGAAGACCTGGCGTAGGCATGGGAACGAGTGGAGTAGAGAAATGAGCACGCATGCACTGAACAACAGCGCTTCACGTACGCAGCCGCAAACACACAATTGCCTGGTACGTATGTGGCGTGAATTTACCGGTCAACAGCCCGTGGAATCAGGGCTTCAGGCAGGAGTAAGAGCAGTGAGACCTAAAAAAGACCCAATCCAAAAGCTCTCTGATAAAGCCGGGACGCTCTACTGGAAATGGCAGGAACTGCTCGAAAAAGACGAGGATGACCAGGAGGCCGAGCGGCAAGGCAACAAGAAAATGGGCCGACCTCCTGTTCCTCTTGCTGAGCTGCGTCAGCGTGCAAAAGACGCGTACGAGAAGCAGCTAGAAGAACTGCGTGAAGCTGAGGTCGCAGATGGTCGAGACCCGATCACTGAAGACGAGATCATTGCGAAGGGCGAAAAGCTTCGCGTAAAAGGCCCTGGTCGCCCGGCAATCAGCGAAATCGGTCGGAAGTTTCGACACCTGCGGCGCAAGCTGAAGACGTATGAAGATGCAATGGCAGCTATCGACGAAAGCGAGAATCCGGTCTATGACGGCTTGGGTCGCCCCGCTATGTCGTCTCGCGAACGTGTTGCTTACTATCAGCGTGAGATCGATGAAGTGAAGCGGGATATCGAACGCTCGATGTCAGAGATGCCTGCTGCTGAACGCCTTAAGATCATGCTCGACAACGCTCGAATTGACCGAAGGGACGCCAACCTTCGACTGAAGAAAGCAGAGCACGAGAAAGCTGATGCTAAGACAGTAGAAGCTCTGGGCGCACTAATCAAAGGCCTGGACGAAGAGATCCGCGCACTAGAGGTCCAGCTTCAAGAAGAGCGCTCCATTAGTCAGCCGGCAAAAATCGGTAGACCTGCACAAGTAGTGGCCATCCTGCCGCCGAGCGGCAAGGAATACAGCCCAGGCCTTCTCAGCATCATTGCTCAGCTCGAATCACAGCTGATCGTGCCAAAGCCGCCGACTGAGCTGACAGCAGAAAGCCTATCTAAGTACAAAGCAGACGTAGCGCTTG